CTTGATCTCTACGATCTTCCGGTCCATGACCTCATCTATCATCGTCTCTATCCTGCTTATCAAACGATTATCTATAGATGTGTCGCTAACCTGCCTCCTGCTTCCACAAGAGGACAGGAATAGCGACAGACCTAAACAAAAAATCGCCCTAAGACTTATCCTTAACCTCATCATCGGCAATCCTCCTTATATCGTCAAACGTCTCATCAGGTATGTTCTTGGAGAAGCTAAACATCTTGAACACGTTTATTCTCTTGAACACAGCCTTGAATACCTTCACCAAATAAGCGTCGGAGAAAGCATCACCTATCGTATTCAAGAAAAGCATCACATATCCAACAAGGGCTATATACACCCCATATTTGGTAACGGTAAGTATCATGCTAGCCTCCTCCTCGATCGGGTATAACGTCTTATATATAACACATAATGTCATTACTATAAAACAGGACAAAGCGAACTCCTTAAGAATATCAGTGAACCTGACCTCCCTAAGCCATCTCTTAAAACTAAACCGTCTTCTACGGCTTCGTCGGAGCTTCCAGCCCCTTACGCTTTGCGCTAACCTAGCCAAGAAATTCGCTATTAATACTATAAGTAATACGGTCAATAAATGGTGTACTGGCTGGAAGTAAGCCCAACAAGAGGCACCATACGCAAGCGCAATATTCCACAAAGCCCCCACTCGCTCTATCATGTCTTTGTCTTTCATTTTATACCTTACTCGCAAAGTTAACTACTATACCATTAAGTACCTAAAACACCACGGCACGTATACCGTTCCTCGTATCAAGACTGTCAAAATGCAACCAACCCACCTTCCCTTCAAGCCGGAAAGGATATGGTAACATATCTTGATGATCCAAAATCAAGCCTCTGGCCTGTTCCGCCGTCATTGACTTGACATCGAAATCCCCAGCCTTACCCAACACATGAGCGGATAGATAAACATCTTTCTTATCCTTGACTATCTGGCAGATGTTGCATCTAAGACCACGTTGGGAAAACTGCCCCTGCTTGTCCCAATTATTACAATACATAGGCTGTTTAATTATATCCCTCCGTAATATAAGAAGATTATGGAGAAACGCTGTATCAAGAAACTGCCACGATCTGTCCTTCCACTTATTGTATGTATGAGGACACACCAATTCAACTATATCAAAATAAGAACCTAATTCTTTTATAATATCATTCCTATCCATATCATCCATTCTTAAAATAATGTAAAATAACAATACCACGATAACCTGATCCTCCTCGACCGCTCGTAGCCCCACTATTAGAAGCTTTAGAGGCTCCTCCTCCACCACCTCCATAATAAGTGGCATCATCTCCATTTTTACCATTAATAATAACACCATCAGTATCCTCAACTCCAGCCCCATCACCTCCTCCGTGATTGCCACCTTTACCTCCGGATAAAAAGCCTGTACCCCATCCTCTTGTATAAGCTCCCGATCCACCACCAGCGCCCATAGGATAAGGGTATCGGTCAGGATATTTGTTGTTAAAAACATATGATCCATCTTGCCCTGGATTTCCCGGGGAAGGATCATTGCCATCCCCTTTAACTCCATATCCGCCTATTCCACCTTTGCCGGCAATAGCCTGATATATACCGAATATACTATCACCACCTATATCTCCGACAACCACCCTATATGTAACACCTGGATTTACGGGTATAGTCCTAGTCAGTACACCACCTCCGTTGCCACCACTCCCGGCATTATATATATCGGAATATCCTCCATTAAGACCTCCGGCGACCAAGGCGAACTCAACCTCATAGACCCCATCAGGAACTTCCCAATATCCATTATCCTGAGGAGATAGCTCCTCGAATACCTCTATTATCTTCCTTTTGGGTAACATTCTTCTTCTCATCATAAGGCAAATAGGATTTTACCCCCCCCCAATTTAATTTTAAAATATTGATATTCATAATATTATTCCGGTTTTATCGTCCATCTCTGGGCGTAGTTATTTTTTAACACATATATCTTCTCCATAGGTGTAGCGGGAGATCCGTTGGACTGGCCTTTCACGAATCCCTCGGGGGCCTGCTCCGTTCCGGAAGGACGCTGGTTTTCGGTTGGACAAATAGCATTATACATGCTTACCGAAAGACTATAGAACTGGTTCCTCTTCCCATCCTTAGCCACGGATGTCATAGTAATCTGATCCCATCCTACAACAAGGTCGTAGAAAGAATTCACGAAATCATCTGATCTTTTTTGGCTATGAGTGGACGCATTCACGTTAAACCATGTAATAGCCCTCATCTCATAAATATAATCCGGAAGCTTATCCATTCTAAGACTATTGCTATGAGCTGCAATGAAACTAGTAAGATGTTCCAATCCCCTTCCAGACATATTATCATCATTCCAACCCGTCCTCCTTTCTCCACTCTTCCAGTCATCTAAAAAAGCAAAATCAGTAATATTAGGATTTATCTTATCTACCTCGAAAAAAGGAAGGGTATTTATATCAAAATAATTCCACATATCAGGAGGACCAGAAGCTATATTCAACGAAGTTAATTTAGGAAGATCATTAAACTCCTTTATATACCTATCCAAATAACATGAAGATAAGTCGAGGGTTTGGAGATTTTTCATATTCTTTATATTCCTTATCCCGCTAGATTCTATATCCCTAAGATCAAGCATATTAAACATCTTTAAATAATATACCTCTGTCTTGCTGATTATAGCCTCAGGAATTACGGTCATTCTTTGCCCCATATTTTGAAGATCGATATAAATTAACTTTTTGGATCTTGACAACCTGTCTACAGGTATACCGTCATTAACATACAGCGTATGGGATACGACCAAAAACTCAAGTCCTGGCATATCCACAATCGGGAAAGATGTCATCTTGCAAACTTGGATATTGGCATAATAAATATCACAAGTAAAATCTATCGACACAGCCCGTTGTACGTCCCTCCTCCCATCAGCGTAAGCATGATTATCCACAGGTACGTATTGCGATCCATCCTCCTTTCTAAACCACCATGTCGTATTGGGATTTTTACGGTATTGTATAGCCAAAGAACGGAATATGATACGATAATCATTTTGCCCTTGGACCTTGGTCATAGGAAACTGTTCCTTTATTCCATCCCCCCAATCCACATTAGCCATACCGGGCTTTCTGGATCTAAACTCAACAAACGTATTAAAAGGATTATCAACGACAGGATCGGGTACATAATTATAATCATCGGTATAATAATTTCTAAGTGCCCTGTCCCATGTAGTGAACCATACGAACTTATTTGATGAAGCCTCATATTTATATAATATCTTAGCCATTACCTATCTTGTTAAAATATTCTACAATAACATTCCTGTCCAATCCCATAGAATCACATAAATACTCTCCTTCTGGTTGATCCCCAAACGATAATACCTTATCCGTATCATGAGCTAAAACATCTCCATTGCCTACAAAGGTACGCCCATCGTCAAATACGATAAGCTTATATGGCTTATACGACCTCGTGTCAATATCAGAAGATCGTATTGACCTTAACACCGAAGCCTCTGGCGCCATACTAAACCTCCATCCATAATTATTCATAAGAACATAAACCATCTCCATAGGAGTCGACGGAGAGCCATTAGACTGACCCTTTATAAAACCAGAGGGAGCCTGTAATACGCCACTAGGTCTTTTATCATCAGGATTGGAAGCTAAATACATACTTAGATACAATCCATAAAACTGATTTCTTTTGCCATCGGAAGCAGAGGAGGACATAGTTAGATAATCAAACCCCATCACCTTCTCATATAATGTTGATATAAACGTATCACATCGACTTTGGGTTGACAAGCTGAAATACATATAAAAGCTATTCATAGACCTCATCTCATATATATAATCCGGGAGATTACTTACATCTATATTACTATAACTATGTGAAGCGTCGAGACTCTCAATGTTTTCCAACCCCTTACCACTCATATACGGATGCCAACTTACAACAGATCCATACCATCTGTTTATATGACTGAAAATCTTTAAACTAGAATTTATCCTATCCACCTCATCCATAGCCGGGCATGTATTAGGATCAAACGATGGCATAGCCACTCCCGGGGATATATATAATTCTCTTAGCTTGCTAAAAGACAGCCATTCCCTTGGATATACCCTAACCCTGCAACCTGCCAAAGATAATGTTACAAGATTAGGCCACATAGAGGGGAATTTCCTTATATTAGAAGACTCCGTATCATTAAAATCAGCCGTTCGACTTAAATTAATGCCTTTCAACTTAGTCAACCTATCCCAATCGTCCGGTATGGATGTCAATGTCCCTACACCCAATTCGTTAAGTATTATATACTCTATATTTACCGATCTACGTATCCTGTCTTTAGGGATATCGGTTATATTCCCATCGCCGGTAATGGATAAGGTTAAGTTGATAATACTTGGGGCGTCTAATATCGGGAATCCTACCATCATTATCCTCACTGTTTGAACGTATGTAATATCATTCGTAAAAGTCATGGTAATAACCCGATCTTTATCTAGTCCATCAGCGTAAGCATGATTGGGGGCGGGAATATACTCACTCCCATCTTCCTTATAAAACCACCATGGATGGCTATCCGGATTCTTACGATAACTTATATCCCTTCTCCTAAACATCAACCTATATCGCCCGTATATGGATTCGCTCCTGTCCTTCACGAAAGGAAATTGATCTTTATTCCCATCACCCCAATCGACCTCGCACATGCCGGGGGTCTTGGAATAAAACTGTATAATCTCATTATAATTATTAACATCCAATATAGGATCAGGCACATCATCGGTAGTATCATTCCTGTCAACGCCCCTAAAAGCGTATTTACCCTTAGTAAAAAAGGTTATAGACCCTTTATTCGTATCCTTACATATCAGCCTCATACCTCTCCCTCCTCTATTCTCCTGAAATACTCGACAACCGGTGAACTATCCAATCCCAGATCGTTACAGATATCTATAGCCTCGTATTTGTCAGCGAAATTATACTTACTCATATTATCATCCAATACATCTCCGCTGAACACGGATACATGGCCGTCCTTTACGCCAAGGACAAACGG